ACCGCCTCGCAGAACGGGCATTCCCTGTTCCTGCCAGTTCTGAATGGTACGGATACTCGCACCGAAAATGTCAGCCAGCTGCTTTTTGTTGACTTCCATTGTTCATTCCACGGACAAAAACAGAGAAAGGAAACGACAGAGGCCAAAAAGCTCGCTTTCAGCACCTGTCGTTTCCTTTCTTTTCAGAGGGTATTTTAAATAAAAACATTAAGTTATGACGAAGAAGAACGGAAACGCCTTAAACCGGAAAATTTTCATAAATAGCGAAAACCCGCGAGGTCGCCGCCCCGTAACCTGTCGGATCGCCGGAAAGGACCCGCAAAATGATAATAATTATCATCTACATGTCACAACGTGCATCTACGCCATCAAACCACGTCAAATAATCAATTATGACGCAGGTATCGTATTAATTGATCCGCATCAACTTAACGTAAAAACAACTTCAGACAATACAAATCAGCGACACTGAATACGGGGCAACCTCATGTCAACGAAGAACAGAACCCGCAGAACAACAACCCGCAACATCCGCTTTCCTAACCAAATGATTGAACAAATTAACATCGCTCTTGATCAAAAAGGGTCCGGGAATTTCTCAGCCTGGGTCATTGAAGCCTGCCGTCGGAGGCTAACGTCAGAAAAGAGAGCATATACATCAATTAAAAGTGATGAAGAATGAACATCCCGCGTTCTTCCCTCCGAACAGGACGATATTGTAAATTCACTTAATTACGAGGGCATTGCAGTAATTGAGTTGCAGTTTTACCACTTTCCTGACAGTGACAGACTGCGTGTTGGCTCTGTCACAGGTTAAGTAGTTTGAATGATTAGCAGTTATGGTGATCAGTCAACCACCAGGGAATAATCCTTCATATTATTATCGTGCTTCACCAACGCTGCCTCAATTGCCCTGAATGCTTCCAGAGACACCTTATGTTCTATACATGCAATTACAACATCAGGGTAACTCATAGAAATGGTGCTATTAAGCATATTTTTTACACGAATCAGATCCACGGAGGGATCATCAGCAGATTGTTCTTTATTCATTTTGTCGCTCCATGCGCTTGCTCTTCATCTAGCGGTTAAAATATTACTTCAAATCTTTCTGTATGAAGATTTGAGCACGTTGGCCTTACATACATCTGTCGGTTGTATTTCCCTCCAGAATGCCAGCAGGACCGCACTTTGTTACACAACCAATACTATTAATTGAAAACATTCCTAATATTTGACATAAATCATCAACAAAACACAAAGAGGTCAGACCAGATTGAAACGATAAAAACGATAATGCAAACTACGCGCCCTCGTATCACATGGAAGGTTTTACCAATGGCTCAGGTTGCCATTTTTAAAGAAATATTCGATCAAGTGCGAAAAGATTTAAACTGTGAATTGTTTTATTCTGAACTAAAACGTCACAATGTCTCACATTATATTTACTATCTAGCCACAGATAATATTCACATTGTGTTAGAAAACGATAACACTGTGTTAATAAAAGGACTTAAAAAGGTTGTAAATGTTAAATTCTCAAGAAATACGCATCTTATAGAAACGTCCTTTGATAGGTTGAAATCAAGAGAAATCACATTTCAGCAATACAGGGAAAATCTTGCTAAAGCAGGAGTTTTCCGATGGGTTACAAATATCCACGAACATAAAAGATATTACTATACCTTTGATAATTCATTACTATTTACTGAGAGCATTCAGAACACTACACAAATCTTTCCACGCTAAATCATAACGTCCGGTTTCTTCCGTGTCAGCACCGGGGCGTTGGCATAATGCAATACGTGTACGCGCTAAACCCTGTGTGCATCGTTTTTAATTATTCCCGGACACTCCCGCAGAGAAGTTCCCCGTCAGGGCTGTGGACATAGTTAATCCGGGAATACAATGACGATTCATCGCACCTGACATACATTAATAAATATTAACAATATGAAATTTCAACTCATTGTTTAGGGTTTGTTTAATTTTCTACACATACGATTCTGCGAACTTCAAAAAGCATCGGGAATAACACCATGAAAAAAATGCTACTCGCTACTGCGCTGGCCCTGCTTATTACAGGATGTGCTCAACAGACGTTTACTGTTCAAAACAAACAGACAGCAGTAGCACCAAAGGAAACCATCACCCATCATTTCTTCGTTTCTGGAATTGGGCAGAAGAAAACTGTCGATGCAGCCAAAATTTGTGGCGGCGCAGAAAATGTTGTTAAAACAGAAACCCAGCAAACATTCGTAAATGGATTGCTCGGTTTTATTACTTTAGGCATTTATACTCCGCTGGAAGCGCGTGTGTATTGCTCAAAATAATTGCATGAGTTGCCCATCGATATGGTCAGCTCTATCTGCACTGCTCATTAATATACTTCTGGGTTCCTTCCAGTTGTTTTTGCATAGTGATCAGCCTCTCTCTGAGGGTGAAATAATCCCGTTCAGCGGTGTCTGCCAGTCGGGGGGAGGCTGCATTATCCACGCCGGAGGCGGTGGTGGCTTCACGCACTGACTGACAGACTGCTTTGATGTGCAACCGACGACGACCAGCGGCAACATCATCACGCAGAGCATCATTTTCAGCTTTCGCATCAGCTAACTCCTTCGTGTATTTTGCATCGAGCGCAGCAACATCACGCTGACGCATCTGCATGTCAGTAATTGCCGCGTTCGCCAGCTTCAGTTCTCTGGCATTTTTGTCGCGCTGTTCTTTGTAGGCGATGGCGTTATCACGGTAATGATTAACACCCCATGACAGGCAGACGACGATGCAGATAACCAGAGCGGAGATAATCGCGGTTACTCTGCTCATACCTCAATCTCTCTGACCGTTCCGCCAGCTTCTTTGAATTTTGCAATCAGACTGTCAGCCTTATGCTCGAACTGACCATAACCAGCGCCCGGCAGTGAAGCCCATATATTGCTGCAACGGTCGATAGCCTGACGGATATCACCGCGATCAATCATCGGCAAAGCGCCACGCTCTTTAATCTGCTGCAGCGCTACAGCATCCTGACTTTCTGGAGAAAAATCTTTCAGGCCAAGTTGCTTGCGGTAGGCATCCCACCAGCGTGAAAGAAGCTGGTAACGTCCAGCGGCTGTTGATTTGAGTTTCGGATTTAGCGTGACAAGTTTGCGGGGGTGATCGGAGTAATCAGTGAACAGTTCGCCACCGACAATAACATCATAACCGTGATTTCTGGTTTTCTGCCGTCCGTTATCTGTTCCTTCTGACCATGCCACCATATCAAGGAAAGCTTTACGCTGGGAATTAAGTGTCTGCATTAATTACTCCTTATGGGCACCGAACTTGTTACCGATGACCCTCATTGCCGCACCACGAATAGCATCAACACCAATCAGCCCCACCCCACCACCAATGGCAACAGAAAGTGATTTAGGCCATCCGACATACTCAAGCGCGGATGCAAAGGTCAGCGTCAGAGCACCACAAAGCAGAATCTCAAGCGTTTTTCGTTTCCAGCCGCCGCCACCGCCAAAATAGGCAATGCGCAAACCAGCCATAATAATTGACATAATCACTGCACCCAGCGGCGTATCTCCACGCCACCAACTTTGTAAGAGTTCCAGTAAGTCAGGCCAGGAATGAGGGGCATTGTGCATTTTCATAAGCCTCACCTCCGAGAGTTCGGATGGTGCTAAGTGTAAGATTCAGGCTCTCAGGCTTGCTAACAAGAAGTCGAGGATGTTTCCGGAGCCTAACAACGAAAAAGCCCCGGGACATGCCGGGGCCAGATGGAGTGCCAGATTAAGCTTCTGGCGGTATATACTCGTGTTTGATATCGTTAAATCGCCAAAAGTAACAATTCAAACAAAGAGGATTTTTATGTCTGAAAAAAACAAACCACAAGGTGAAAATAAACCTCAGCACCCCGTGGCACCAAAACCAACTCCAACACAAAGTACTACAGACTTTGCTACACGTCGTGTTTTTGTTGGAGATTCTGCCGACTCAGTCATTGAACATATAAAAAAACAGCCGAGATAAACATCGCCGCTACCGGAGCAAGGATGGTATACATCCTTGCTTTATCGAGACTCGTGCGGATTTTCTCATTTTCCAACAGTAACTCTCTTGCTGTATCACTCAAGTCAACAAGGCGATACCTTCGTATAAGCGGCAATAACTTATCAGGTCCTAAATATCCTGCATCAGCGAATATTTTAAAGCTCGAGGGCTCCATATCCTTATATTTTTCATGATATAGATGATCAGGAGGGGCATTGATCAGGCCCCTAACCTTCACAGATAAACCAGTACATACCAAGTAAATGGCGCACCATGTCCATAGTAATGTAAATGTGGTAATTCCGGCGGTGAGAAAATCGAAATTAGTTTTCTGTGTCAGCAATAAAAAAGATGAACCAATTCCAACAATCTGAATGTTCAGAAGTTTGTATCCATTCTCAACATTGGTTTTGTTAGAAAGATGAATCTCTCGTATCGTCTCTTCCCCTTGTTTTTCAAGATAATCGACGAGCTCATCATCTACTCCTAAAAAATAATCTTTAGGTAGTTCTCTCATCTCACCTCCACATCCTGTACTGAAAACAATTTTACCAGAATGTCTCGATTCTAGGTATTCCGCCAGGAATCGCGCTCCAGAAATGAAACATCAGGTTCGCCAGTACCAGAAACAACAAAACCCGCTCAATGGCGGGTTCTGGTAAAGTTCATGCGCTTGGTTCGCCTCGCGATACAGCTTTGCGAAGCATACCGGAATTGAAGCAGTTTATGCGTAAAAAATCAAGCTATTTTTTGAGCAAATGATTCTCGCATGGGAATATATAGGGCATACTCAGCAACAGCCAACCAATTAGCAATTCGCTTTTCGCATGTGCTAAAACACCACTCAGGATGTGCATCATTTAGCAATTCAGCCATTTTGCGCTTAGTCATCCCCCGTCCTTCATACCGTTGCCGGAGGACACTAATCAATCCAGGATGCTCTGCCAGCACCTCACTTATGACTCTATCAATACATAACGCCTCTGCATCAGTACAATGCGCCAGCCAGGTCTTTTGCTTGCCATTGATCATCTCTCGCAAAAACGCTTCCAGCTCAGGTTTCTCTATTCCCGCTTTTTTCATCCTGCGCAGGGCTTCATTGACGGCTGTTTTCGTCAATTTTTTGGATGCCAGCAACTGGTTAAACATATTTCCCGTCTTACCGCCGCCAATATACGACCAGCGCCCCCACATGCGCAGTTTTCCCTGAATCCAGACACTTTCCAGCGTGGTGAGACGAAGGTGTTCCCCGCTTTTGCCTGTATTTGTTGGGTAAATCATAAATAACCTTCCTTTCTCCAGATTTCTTGTGTGCGAAAAACACCTTCTGCATGCATCAGGCGTAATTCTTCTTTGGTGTAATCGCTGGTTTTTACCCGCCCGTCGATTAAATCGTGGCATGAGCTACAGGCAATCGCTGCCTGCATATCGTGTGGTTTTGTCGCTGTTCCGCACGTCCCCGCCAGCCTGTAATGCGCCAGCACAGATGTTTCGGGATTGTGATTGCAGTAGCCAGGAATTCTGACGGTGCACATCTGCCCCCGCGCCGCTTTACGTAAATCCACCATTACGCAAACTCCAGCAGCTGCGCGGCCACATTTTCGACTTGTTCCGGAGAGGAAAATTTACGGAACAGAATCCAGTTCCACAGCACATTCAGAACAGATTTATAAACCTGCTGAAACTCGGTTTCGTCCATATTCGCAAAAGCGATAGATTTTGCCCGACGCCCGCGGCTACCGTCCGGATAAAAATGTTCGGTGTAAAATCCAGCCTGAATGGTTACCCACTCGCGAAAAGCCTCAAACGACTTTAGCAATGCCGTATCCCGGGTTCTGCGTGTCGCAACTGTATTCAGATATTGCTCTGCGGCATCACTCAGGGCTGGCGTGTGTTCCCGACCAACTGATTCGCACAGGTAATCAACGAAACCAGACAGCAGTTCTCGTTCGCGAGGCGTGATCGCCCCACCGACCGGAGTCCAGTAATCGAATCCCAGTTGCAGGAGTTTGAAAAAACGCTTGTGGAATGCGTAGTTACGCACACGCTTAAAGTCTGCGTGTATCCACTCGCCTATTTTGATTTGATGCAGAAAATCACAACTCTCCGGCGTCGCCGGGAGAAGTAATCCGGAAGAGGTTTGTTTGACCAGTTGTATATGCGCCATTTCTTAATCTCTCGATGGCGCAGCGCAGCAGATGCCAGTTGTTCAGGCTGACGTATGAAGTATAAATAAACTGGCTCCAGTGTAAAGCCCCACCTTAATGGAATAAAAACCAAACAACAGATTGCTGGGATACAAACAACGCTTATTATTAAAAGCGGTTAAACAAATTAAATTTTAATGTTATGCAAATCTGCCAGATCACCATAATATCTCATTTGAAAACCGCTGAAATAACAACCCTATTAGGGTTAATCATATTAAGGTGAGTAAATATGGAAAACAACAAATCTGCACATTACGTTCCTTTTTTATCTGTAATACTTTTTGTTTTATGCTGTGCGTGGGCATTATTTTTATAAAAATATTCACAGATAAAATATACCCGCCAAAGTTGGTTAAGTGCGGGTGCGTTGAGGATGCCTGACTCATCAGAGGTGGCGAGGGATTTCTCCCTCGCCTGGTCTCTCACTCCTCAGGTTCGTAAGCTGTGAAGACAGCGACCTCCGTCTGACCGGTTCGGATTTGTACCTCGCAGAAGTCTTTCCTTGTTACCAGTGCCATCACAACGACGGTAATACAGATGACAATCAGGGCGGTTAACATCGTCTTTTGCTGCATCACAGCCTACTTACCCTTACCTTTCGTTCAAGCGGTAAGGTCACTTTTTCTGTTGTGTGCTAACCAACAAACCTCTTTTATCTGCATTAAAAATCGTTATCATGTCATCCTCAACCTGTTAATAGCCTATTATGGACTTTAGTAAACAATGAGCACTTCCGCATACAAGAGCAAAATTCGAACACTCCAGTGCGCGTTAAAAAACGGTGAATTTGAACCATTCATACAACATATCCGTTTTCCATACTTTAAAAATATAGAGCAGAATGCAAGGATCGATTTTCAGTTCCCTATAACGGCTTTAGTAGGAAAAAATGGAACTAATAAAAGTTCTGTTATCAAAGCGCTATTTGGTTGCCCACATGGTAAAAATATAACTCGTTATTGGTTCACAACTGAAACAGATGAGTTTCCTGACCTAAAACTTGCTGATGGCAGTTCTCTTAAACCTAGATATATATATGGATATAAAAATGCTGATGGCCGTTTAGTTGAAATACTCCAAGCACGTATCAATGCTACCAAGAAAACAATCGATTATTGGGAAACAAGTCGACCATCTGTTGGTGATAACATGGAGAGTATTTCGGATGATCTGGGTGCTAATAGTAATGCAACCAGATGGAAAAAAATCAAGAAGGGATTGGTTTTCCTAGATTTCAGATCGGAAATAAGTGCATTTGATAGATGTATGTATCACTCTGATTTTAAATTAAGAAAGAAGAAGAGTGGTGTATTAATTACAAAGCAAGACTATATCAGAAGCAAATCTAAATATATAAAGAAAGCTTTTGATGAAAAGCTAAGTAATTTAAGACTCTGGGGGGCGGAAACCATTGTTAAAAATATAACCTTGGCGCCAGAACTAGTTGAGCACGTCTCATTTATATTAGGGAAAAAATATAAAGTCATTAAATTTCTTGAGCATCGGTTATTTGGAACCAGAGGAGGAACCGCTTTACTTTCAACTGATAAGTTGAACTATACAGAAGCGTTTGCTGGAAGTGGTGAATTTGCAATAGTTTCACTAATACTCAATATTTATTCGGCCAAACCTAATTCATTAATTCTTCTTGACGAACCAGAAGTTTCACTTCACCCTGGTGCACAAAAAAGGATGATGGATGTTCTGTACTCTATTGTTGAGCAGAAAAAACATCAAGTGGTAATATCAACCCATTCTCCTGTTATTGTGAACACTCTTCCCAAAGATGCCATTAAATTATTTGTTTTTGATGAAGAGAGTGAAACAGCTAAAATAGTTCAAAATATAGCACCGGATGAAGCTTTTATAGAGCTAGGGCATGATATTAACAAGAAAACAATAATTGTAGAAGATAAATTAGCTAAAGCAATTATAGATAAAGCGATTAAAAATGATGAAAGATTAAGCTTATCATTTAGTGTAAGTTATATACCAGGTGGTTCGGAGACCATTTTAAGCAAGCATCTTCCCAGTTACGCTGTGGTAGAACGCAATGATATTTTGTTTTTACTTGATGGTGATAAAAACAAAAAAATAAAACCAGTAAGAATTAGTGAAATTGCTGATGCTGATTTAGTTAATACAATGTGCAAATATTATGGTTGCGAGTTAATTATCAATGCCAGTGGTAGTAATGGCAAAAAAAATGAACAAGAATCTAATAGACTCAAAAGGCAAGTGCTTGAGTATGCATTCAATAAAGTGCAGTATTTACCATTTGATACTCCCGAACAATTACTCATTGAAAAGGCAATTACGCCAAGTGAAAAAGAAATAATTGATTCACAGACCTGGAGTTCTAATGATCCAGAACTGTATAAGAATCAAATAAGATTATTAGCGCAACACCTGTATGATAAAGAAGAAGTAAATGCAGAGGAAATTTTTTGCCTCCAACAAATGATGACCGCAAGACTTAAAAATGAATTGCCTGAATTTATAAAAATAAGAAAAATAATTACTCAGGCTCTTGACCGTGGTATCATTAGGTAGTGATTCTGGATGCAGAGGGAAAAATGAAAAAAATCAAAGTGTTTGACTTCTTTTCCGGTTGTGGTGGAACCAGCCAAGGTTTCCATCAAGCTGGAATGGATATTGTTTTTGGCCTCGATTTCGACGTTGATGCAGCCAGTTCATTTCGTGCAAATTTCCCGCAGGCTGCTTTTATTAACTCGGACATTAGGTTAATCGACAACAATGCCATAAACAAGTTAGTAAAAAAACATCGTAATGATTACATTCTTTTTTCAGGATGTGCGCCTTGTCAACCGTACTCTAAGCAAAACTCAAATAAGAAAAATGATGATCCACGATTAGATCTATTAAAGGAATTCAGTCGCTTTGTAGAGCATTATATGCCTGATTTTATTTTTGTTGAAAACGTGCCAGGAATGCAAAAGTTTAACAAAAATGAAGGAACATTCATGATGTTTTTAGAAATGCTTTCATCAAAGGGATATAGTGTAGATTATAAAGTAATGCCAGCTGCGTGGTACGGTGTACCACAGACGCGAGAAAGATTAGTGCTCATTGCATCCAAGGATTTTTATGTCGCATTGCCTTCTCCTACACATGGGGTTGGAAATACTCCCTATTCAACAGTAAAGGACTGGATCGCTAATTTACCGAAGATAGAAGCAGGAGAAAAGCATAATAGTATTCCTGATCATGAAGCTGCACGCTTATCAGAGCTTAATTTACGTAGAATAAAATGCACTCCTGAAGGTGGAAGTCGAGAATTTTGGCCAGATGAATTGATTTTAGAATGCCATCGTAACCATAAAGGGCATACAGACGTATATGGACGTTTGAGTTGGGACAAACCAGCCAGCGGACTAACAACTCGTTGTATTAGCTATTCAAATGGACGTTTTGGACATCCAACACAAAATCGAGCAATATCGGTTCGTGAAGCAGCGTGTCTACAAACATTTCCTTTGGATTATAAATTTATTGGTTCTTTGCAATCTCGGGCTCGTCAAATAGGAAATGCGGTCCCTCCGAAGATGTCTGAAACGATTGGAAAACATTTGCTTAATATAATCAAAGCCTCCTAGGAGGCTTTATTTTATTGTTATCCCCCCTAGTAGTTAATCGTGCTCACCAGACAACCTCCTGAAATTACTCTGGTAAAATGCCAGTACACGCTGCATAACTTCGCTTTTCCGGCACTCGCGACAGATTATATTCAGGCGCCTGTCGTAGCGGCGTATTTCTCCGTCTGGTAATGACCAGATAAGGTCAGGATCAACCACAACCGTTTTTTTCACCTTTGCCCTGGATAGTTTTTTGCGGGCGTTTTGCCAGTCCTTACGAGCCTGCTCAGACGGGAATAATCCGTAGCCTGAATTGTAAACATCACCACTGGCGACCAGTTCTCTGGCGAGAGTGCTTATGTAATACCTTGATGCACCGGTTTTAGCCTCCAGAGCCCGTAACGTCTCGCGACCGCTCAGACGTACAAGTTCAACAACCTGCCCTTTAATTTTTTCCCGCTCTTCTGGTGTAAATACTTTTGCCATAGGTGCCTCCGGCAATCACTTTTCCGACACAATACGACTGGAGGAATCGAAAATCTGTCGAACAATATCCCGGTGCTTGTTCAGCTCCCGCAGCGCGGCGCAGACTCGCTCCCACTTCTGGACATGATTTTTCGCCCGACGCAGTTCACGGTTTGCCATATGCAGCGATGGTAAAATCAGGTTATCCGCTTGCGTTTCAGTAAACGATGGCAACGACTGCACAATGTCCGCCACAGTTTCTGTTTTAATATCTTCCTGTGTTGCAGCTTCCTGTACTGGTAACGCAACACCGGCTAGCTGAGGAAAGGCTTTACCATCTGTTTCCGCTACCGATGCAGCTTTCGGCTCTGCTGGTAAATTACCGCCCGGCATGCAGTAACGAAATTTACCGTTCTGATTAACGCGAATCAGACGAGCTTTGCTGATTGCCATTGCCAGCGTTGAAGCCACTTTGCGGGATGTGGTACCGAACAACGTAGCCAGTTCATCCGCAGTTAGTGGACCACGTTGTTCAATCGTCGCAGTTAAATCGCTCTCTGAAATTTTCGCGACTGTTGCCGTGGTAGTTTCTTCCGGCAGTTCTGCCGGCGCTGGCTGTTCCTGCTGAACGTTGTTATCAGCCACACGCCAGGTGTACGCGCTTTTATCAACGAAACCAGCCTTTTTCAGTTCCCATAGTTCGTTCAGCACTTCTTCACGGCTGATATCAAGTCGCGCAGCAAGTTCTATGGATGTGGCTTTTCCCATTGCTTTCAGTGCGTCAAAAACAGTCTCCATTAAATTTTTCTCCCGGTAAAAATTACTTCGCAATTCCTGGCTGGACGACATTCGGACGCCAGCTCTCCCAGTTAAAATTCACCCATCGCCCGCCGTTCATGGTCATGCGATCCATAATCCTCTCGCCGAGCAATGTTTTCATGGCCTCATAATTCAGGTTTGTCAGCATCCCCACGCTGCGCATCGACGCTGTCCGGCGATCAACAATCTGGTGCAGCACCACCTGCTCGTTTTTTGTCTCGCGCTGAATGCCAATTTCATCAAGAACCAGCAGATCCACTTGGCACAGTTCCCGCAAAAATTTTTCGCCTGATTGCCCGTCGTCATAGCTGGCGTGTAGGGCACTCATGACATCAGCCACGGTAACCACAATCACTGTCTGGCCATCTTTCAGCAGGCGATTCCCGATAGCCGCCGCCAGATGGTTTTTTCCGGTACCAGGTTTTCCGCTGAACGCAAAATTTGTACACCCGGTCATCAGTTCATCAGCGATGGATTTCGCCTGACTCAACGCGTATCGCTGCCCTTCGTTCTGCACCTGGTAATTCGAAAACGAGCATTTGCGGTGCAATGGCTGGATGCCAGAGCGATTAAGAATTTTTTCCACCCGCAACTGACGATTCTGACGGTTGATCTCCTCACAACGTTTCTGGCCTTCGGAAAGTTGCCACTCGCGCCACTCCGCTACCGTCTTGAATGGCGCGGTTACATGTGACGGGGCCAGTCTGCGGATACGTTCAAGAACATCGCCTGTCGCAATATTTTTCATGGTCAGTTACCCCCTGAAGCCTGGCGGGATCGCACTATCCGGTAACGAGACGGTGTTAACCTGTCGGAGTAACGTCTCAGGTCGAACACCTTTCGGCGCGAACAAGCCCTGGTATTCATTGGCGATGCTGTGTCGAATCACCTGCTCAGGTGAAAAACCCTGCTGGCGGAATTTTTCCAGCTCCCGTATCGCCCCGTTAGCGCCCTGCTCCGTTCGAATCGGTTTTCGCAATGCCTGGCGAAATTCAACCCACTCACGCCAAAGCGAGACAGAAATCCAGTTCGGCAAAGCAATATCCAGAGGGTCAAACTTTTTGACACCTCGATTCCCCCGGGGGGGATTTAGGGGGGGATCTGTTTTTAGATCTTTATCTGTATCTTTATTAGTTGCCTTTGTGTTGACATCATGTTCAAACACCACTTCAACATCTGTTTGAACACCTGTTAAATTTCTCTCTTGTTTTGTTTGAACATCTGCTTCCTTTCTGCTTCTTCTGGCCTGAACAGATGCTTTTCCTGCGGCTGATTTTTTGGTTAATTTTTCCCTGACTGATGCCAGATCTTCCTCAATCCGAAGATGCACCCATTCCTCGCCGTTATCGCAAAAAAACTCCTGCAAGGATGGTTCAACATCAGCCCATCGCTCGTTAGTCAGACGGGCAATTTTTGCCAGCCTGTTTTTAGGTATTGGCTTTCCTGTTTGCCAGTAATTGAACATCAGCAACAAATACGCACCATGCTCCTCTGCTGACAAATGCATGGTGTCAGCCAGGTAATCAGCTATGTACAGTTGCATGTATGGTAATGCGGCCATAATTGCCCCGTATGATGCTGCCCGGTGGCTTAGAATAAGCACAAACAGCATGGAAACTTTTGCTTAATGAACAATGACAGAATCGTCGGAAGAACCGCCGCCGCTGAAATGCGCTTTCCGGTAAACGGCTTGGACTGCATCATCATGCGCATCAATTGCCGTACTTAACGCTTCCTGCGCCGCCAGTAATGCACGGCGTTCCAGGGTATCGAAGATGCAGAGTCGGTGACGCAGCTCGCGCGGAAGGATTGCCAGAATTGCTGGGATCAGCTTCTGAATTTTTTCTCTTTGCGTTTTCGTTTCACCTTTCAACCAACGGTGATAGATATTCTGCTGATTGTTCCAGTCCTTGCCTGGAACCAGGGGCAATTCGCCGCCCCCCTGGCGCAGATATTCTTCAGTAATTGCATTGGCTACCCATGCCTGCCCTTTTTCGGCTGCTAGGGCAAACAACACTGATTCGATGTGCTCATGCTTGATTTTCATGAATCATTTGCCTCTTGATGTTTCAGGTATGATCAAATGAGGATTTGTTACTGTCATTTAGTTGCTTCACTGACATATTCTGCGAACAACATGCCGAACGTCGTAAATATGACCAGTCAATATCAGGACGAAGTTCTTCGCACAGAACCTCACCTCTTGTTGCACGTTCAATTGCTGGACATCTCTCGGCAGGCAATTGACGTACCCCTTTGATCCATTGATTTACGCTTGGAGGTGATACACCTAAAAGCCTAGCCATTGCTGATTGCCCACCGACAACAGCACAAGCTTGCTTGAATGAATAGTTCTCTTTTTTCATCGAATGAACTCCAAAAACACACAGAAATATTAGGCGACGCCTAACGCAATTGTCAATAGGCTGTGCCTAATGCGGTAAGGGTAGGGATTGCCTAATGTAATGCGCATAGGAGAATATTAAGCAATGCTTAGTGGTAAAGACTTAGGCCGAGCGATAGAGCAGGCCATTAACAAAAAAATCGCATCGGGATCCGTCAAATCAAAGGCGGAGGTCGCACGCCACTTCAAAGTCCAACCACCATCAATTTATGACTGGATTAAGAAAGGCTCTATAAGTAAAGATAAACTTCCAGAATTATGGCGTTTCTTTTCTGATGTTGTTGGTCCAGAGCATTGGGGGCTTAACGAATACCCCATACCAACCCCCACCAATTCAGATACAAAAAGTGAACTTTTAGATATAAACAACCTTTATCAAGCAGCCTCTGATGAAATAAGAGCGATTGTAGCTTTCCTGTTATCTGGAAATGCTACAGAACCAGATTGGGTTGACCACGATGTTCGCGCCTATATAGCAGCGATGGAAATGAAAGTGGGTAAGTATCTGAAAGCTCTAGAATCTGAACGGAAAAGCCAGAACATCACAAAAACTGGAACTTAAACTTATATGGTCTGACGGAAAACTCCTGGATTCCGTTATTTAACCCCCCCATCACTTTCTGCTGTCGCCATCACCTATTAGGTTACGCTCAAAACATTAGGCATAGCCTATTGACAATCAATTAGGCATTACCTATAGTTCCAGCATACCACCCACCCCGCCCCACAGAACGCCGGGCAATACTTCGAGTTACCAGGCAGTGGTAAGGGGTTAAGTAGCCAGCCCGAGGCGTATGAACATGACGGCGGGATTCAAATTTTGCAGTGCAGCAGTTAGTTCCGCCACCCGGCGTTAAGGGGAGAGATAAGATGGTGCATTACGAAGTAGTTCAGTATTTGATGGATTGTTGCGGTATCACTTACAACCAGGCTGTGCAGGCTTTACGCAGCAACGACTGGGATCTCTGGCAGGCAGAAGTCGCTATACGTAGCAACAAGATGTGAGATTCGCAAAATGCAAAAAATCGACCTCGGCAACAACGAATCCCTGGTGTGCGGCGTGTTCCCCAACCAGGATGGAACGTTCACTGCCATGACGTATACCAAAAGCAAAACATTTAAAACCGAAACTGGTGCGCGCCGATGGTTGGAGAAGCACACAGTAAGCTAACGATTAAAACGTCTACTCCTGCTGTTCCAGAATAACTTCATAAAATGGGAGTATTTTTCGGTGACGAGATAATAAGAACAGTTTGCGCTATCACTCTGATGTTGAATGATGCCCTTCCGTTCTAATTTTTTCATAACCGGGTTACGGCAAGGAGAAGTGATAATAAGATTTCCTGTTTTAAGGAAATCTTTAAATACAGCGATTTCTTTCTCAGATAAACGAAGCAATACTCGTTGCTCTGGTAGTAATGAATAATGCTTTTGAATATGTGCTCGCAATCTTGAGAAGGAAATGGCGACCACGAAAGAAAAGGCAAAAACGATAATCTGAAAGAGCCAAGGTATTTCAGTATAAGCATTGAATGCGGCAGTAAACTCTTTCGGTATCAGCCAGAGAGTGAGACCAAAAATGATAATCGTATACATAAGTCTTTCGAGTGGCTCGTTAGCAAAAAGTTTCAACAATGGAGTAAATACATCCAACATATCAATAACTCTCAACTGTAAGGGTATTGAAATGTTAACACAAGCTCTCGCTGTAGGGGTATAGCCGAGACCACCGAAGCCCGGAGGTGGTGAAATAAAACCGGGCACAACACGAAGGCGCATTTCCGATATCCATAAAGAGTCGGTCTTGTCTGTTAAATTTAAATGGTGGGAGTGCGCCTCCGGTTGTAAATAACGACATTGCTGTGTGTAGTCCTGGCGGCATCAGTTTTTTTCTTGAAGTTCGGCTGATGTCCGCCCTTTTTAAAGTGAATTTTGTGATGCGGTGAATGCGGCTAAGCGCACGTGGCACAGTTAAAAGTCATGTTAGTCCTTATTGGTTTGGGTGGGAAAGCCGACTGTAATTGTTAACTGGTTGCAGTCACCTGGAGGCACCAGGCACCGCATCAACAAAGTTCATTTGTAAAAATGGAGATAATTATGATTGCACATCACTTCGGAACTGATGAAATACCACGTCAGTGTGTGACTCCTGGCGATTATGTTCTTCATGAAGGCCGGACATATATTGCCTCGGCAAACAATATTAAAAAGCGAAAACTATATATTCGTAACCTGACCACAAAAACATGCATTACTGACCGCATGATTAAAGTCTTCCTCGGTCGTGATGGTTTACCTGTAAAGGCGGAGTCATGGTGATGACTAAGAAAATAAAATGTGCTTACCACCTTTGCAAAAAAGACGTTGAAGAAAGCAAAGCTATTGAAAGAATGCTTCACTTCATGCACGGGATTTTATCAAAAGACGAACCGAGAAAATATTGCAGTGAAGCTTGTGCCGAAAAAGACCAGATGGCACATGAACTTTAATTAATTGACTATTCGAAACTGAATTTATGCCAGAAATGGCAGGTATTCGCTCAACCTTAATTAAGGAGAAAAACATGATTACCAATTATGAAGCCACTGTTGTAACTACCGATGACATTGTTCACGAGGTGAATCTGGAAGGAAAGCGCATTGGCTACGTAATTAAAACAGAAAATAAAGAAACCCCATTCACTGTGGTTGATATCGATGGTCCATCAGGCAACGTAAAAACACTTGATGAAGGTGTCAAAAAAATGTGCCTGGTGCATATCGGAAAGAATCTGCCCGCAGAAAAAAAAGCCGAATTTCTAGCAACTCTAATTGCAATGAAATTAAAAGGTGAAATCTGAAAGAAATAGCCTGCGTATGGCGCAGGCTATGAACAGTGTGTATCCGGCAAGATCATTCACTGAACAAAACGAATTTTAATCTGAGTTGAGGTTAAAAAACAATGAGCACAAAACCACTCTTCCTGTTACGGAAAGCGAAAAAATCATCCGGTGAACCTGACGTCGTCCTGTGGGCAAGCAACGATTTTGAATCGACCTGTGCCACTCTGGACTACCTGATCGTTAAGTCAGGTAAAAAACTGAGCAGCTATTTTAAAGCTGTTGCCACGAATTTTCCTGTCGTTAATGACCTGCCCGCTGAAGGTGAGATCGATTTTACCTGGAGTGAACGCTATCAACTCAGCAAAGACTCCATGACATGGGAACTAAAACCGGGAGCAGCACCAGACAACGCTCATTATCAAGGCAATACCAACGTCAACGGCGAAGACATGACTGAGATTGAGGAGAATATGCTACTCCCAATTTCTGGCCAGGAACTGCCCATTCGTTGGCTTGCTCAACACGGCAGCGAAAAACCGGTAACGCACGTTTCACGCGACGGACTCCAGGCATTACACATTGCTCGGGCTGAAGAACTACCGGCTGTTACTGCCCTGGCTGTTTCCCACAAAACCAGCCTGCTCGACCCGCTGGAAATTCGCGAACTCCACAAACTGGTTCGTGACACTGACAAAGTTTTCCCTAATCCTGGTAATTCAAACCTGGGACTGATAACTGCTTTTTTCGAAGCATACCTGAACGCTGACTACACCGATCGAGGACTGCTGACAAAAGAGTGGATGAAGGGTAATCGTGTTTCACACATCACTCGCACGGCTTCCGGTGCTAATGCTGGCGGCGGAAACCTCACCGATCGCGGCGAAGGTTTCGTACACGATCTGACGTCACTGGCGCGCGACGTAGCCACTGGCGTACTGGCCCGTTCAATGGATCTGGACATCTATAACCTTCATCCGGCACACGCTAAACGCATTGAGGAAATTATCGCTGAAAATAAACCGCCCTTTTCTGTTTTCCGCGACAAATTCATCACCATGCCTGGCGGGCTGGATTATTCCCGCGCCATCGTGGTTGCGTCCGTAAAAGAAGCACCAATTGGGATCGAGGTCATCCCCGCGCACGTCACTGAATATCTGAACAAAGTACTGACTGAAACCGATCATGCCAACCCTGATCCGGAAATCGTGGATATTGCCTGCGGTCGCTCCTCTGCCCCGATGCCGCAGCGAGTAACAGAAGAAGGAAAACAGGATGATGAAGAAAAACCGCAACCATCTGGAACAACGGCAGTTGAACAGGGAGAGGCTGAAACAATGGAACCGGACGCAACTGAACATCATCAGGACACGCAGCCGCTGGATGCTCAGTCACAGGTAAATTCTGTTGATGCGAAATATCAGGAACTGCGGGCAGAACTCCATGAAGCCCGGAAAAACATTCCATCAAAAAAATCCTGTCGATGCCGATAAATTGCTTGCTGCATCACGTGGTGAATTTGTTGACGGAATTAGCGACCCGAACGATCCGAAATGGGTAAAGGGGATCCAGACTCGCGATTGTGTGTACCAGAACCAGCCAGAAACGGAAAAAACCAGCCCAGATATGAATCAACCTGAGCCAGTAGTGCAACAGGAACCGGAAATAGCCTGCAATGCCTGCGGCCAGACTGGCGGGGATAACTGCCCTGACTGTGGTGCGGTGATGGGCGACGCAACATACCAGGAAACATTCGATGAAGAGAGTCAGGTTGAAGCTAAGGAAAATGATCCGGAGGAAATGGAAGGCGCTGAACATCCGCACAATGAGAATGCTGGCAGCGATCCGCATCACGATTGCAGTGATGAAATTGGCGAAGTCGCAGATCCCGTAATCGTAGAAGACATAGTGCCAGGTATTTATTACGGAATTTCGAATGAGAATTACCACGCGGGTCCCGGTATCAGTAAGTCTCAGCTCGATGACATTGCTGATACTCCGGCACTATATTTGTGGCGTAAAAATGCCCCCGTGGACACCACAAAGACAAAAACGCTCGATTTAGGAACTGCTTTCCACTGCCGGGTACTTGAACCGGAAGAATTCAGTAACCGCTTTATCGTAGCACCTGAATTTAACCGCCGTACAAACGCCGGAAAAGAAGAAGAGAAAGCGTTTCTGATGGAATGCGCAAGCACAGGAAAAACGGTTATCACTGCGGAAGAAGGCCGGAAAATTGAACTCATGTATCAAAGCGTTATGGCTTTGCCGCTGGGGCAATGGCTTGTTGAAAGCGCCGGACACGCTGAATCATCAATTTACTGGGAAGATCCTGAAACAGGAATTTTGTGTCGGTGCCGTCCGGACAAAATTATCCCTGAATTTCACTGGATCATGGACGTGAAAACTACGGCGGATATTCAACGATTCAAAACCGCTTATTACGACTACCGCTATCACGTTCAGGATGCATTCTACAGTGACGGTTATGAAGCACAGTTTGGAGTGCAGCCAACTTTCGTTTTTCTGGTTGCCAGCACAACTATTGAATGCGGACGTTATCCGGTTGAAATTTTCATGATGGGCGAAGAAGCAAAACTGGCAGGTCAACAGGAATATCACCGCAATCTGCGAACCCTGTCTGACTGCCTGAATACCGATGAATGGCCAGCTATTAAGACATTATCACTGCCCCGCTGGGCTAAGGAATATGCAAATGACTAAGCAACCACCAATCGCAAAAGCCGATCTGCAAAAAACTCAGGGAAACCGTGCACCAGCAGCAGTTAAAAATAGCGACGTGATTAGTTTTATTAACCAGCCATCAATGAAAGAGCAACTGGCAGCAGCTCTTCCACGCCATATGACGGCTGAACGTATGATCCGTATCGCCACTACAGAAATTCGTAAAGTTCCGGCGTTAGGAAACTGTGACACTATGAGTTTTGTCAGTGCGATCGTACAGTGTTCACAGCTCGGACTTGAGCCAGGTAGCGCCCTCGGTCATGCATATTTACTGCCTTTTGGTAATAAAAACGAAAAGAGCGGTAAAAAGAACGTTCAGCTAATCATTGGCTATCGCGGCATGATTGATCTGGCTCGCCGTTCTGGTCAAATCGCCAGCCTGTCAGCCCGTGTTGTCCGTGAAGGTGACGAGTTTAGCTTCGAATTTGGCCTTGATGAAAAGTTAATACACCGCCCGGGAGAAAACGAAGATGCCCCGGTTACCCACGTCTATGCTGTCGCAAGACTGAAAGACGGAGGTACTCAGTTTGAAGTTATGACGCGCAAACAGATTGAGCTGGTGCGCAGCCTGAGTAAAGCTGGTAATAACGGGCCGTGGGTAACTCACTGGGAAGAAATGGCAAAGAAAACGGCTATTCGTCGCCTGTTCAAATATCTGCCCGTATCAATTGAGATCCAGCGTGCAGTATCAATGGATGAAAAGGAACCACTGACAATCGATCCTGCAGATTCCTCTGTATTAACCGGGGAATACAGTGTAATCGATAATTCAGAGGAATAATTCAGCCTGGCGGTGTAATGCACCGCCAACTTGAAATATTTTTTATGAGAAAAATTATGAGATATGACAATGTTAAACCATGTCCATTTTGTGGTTGTCCATCAGTAACGGTGAAAGCCATTTCAGGATATTACCGAGCGAAGTGTAACGGATGCGAATCCCGAACCGGTTATGGTGGAAGTGAAAAAGAAGCACTCGAAAGATGGAATAAACTAACCACTGGAAATAATAATGGAGGTGTTCATGTATAAAATTACCGCCACTATTGAAAAGGAAGGTGGCACTCCTACTAACTGGACAAGATATTCAAAATCTAAACTAACGAAATCAGAATGCGAAAAAATGCTCTCAGGTAAAAAAGAAGCAGGCGTTTCCAGAGAGCAGAAAGTAAAACTGATAAATTTTAATTGCGAGAAACTTCAGTCCTCGAGAATTGCATTGTATTCAAATTAAAACTTCATAGCTGATTATTAATAATCAACATCGGGCGTCAATTTCAGTCTAACATTGGCGCCTGCCAGAGGTGATGCGATGGCACAAGTAATCTTTAATGAAGAGTGGATGGTTGAATACGGCCTGATGCTTCGCACTGGTCTGGGGGCCAGACAAATTGAAGCATACCGCCAGAACTGTTGGGTGGAGGGCTTCCACTTCAAACGAGTATCTCCTTTAGGTAAGCCAGACAGCAAACGAGGGATTATCTGGTACAACTATCCAAAGATAAATCAGTTTATCAAAGACTCATGATATGTCTAAATTACCAACAGGTGTCGAGATTAGAGGTAGATACATTCGCATCTGGTTCATGTTTCGAGGAAAACGATGTCGGGAAACATTAAAAGGCTGGGAGATTACAAACAGTAATATTAAAAAGGCCGGAAATTTAAGAGCGCTGATAGTTCATGAAATAAACTCCGGTGAATTTGAGTATTTAAGACGTTTTCCCCAGTCCAGCACTGGGGCAAAAATGGTGACAACGAGAGTCATAAAAACGTTCGGAGAGCTTTGTGATATCTGGACAAAAATTAAAGAGACAGAGTTAACAACAAACACAATGAAGAAAACGAAATCACAATTAAAAACACTCAGAATAATAATTTGTGAAAGTACCCCGATATCACATATTCGTTATAGCGATATCTTAAACTACCGGAATGAACTGCTGCATGGAGAAACGCTTTACCTGGATAATCCAAGATCCAACAAAAAAGGAAGAACCGTGCGCACAGTTGATAACTATATCGCCCTGCTCTGTTCGCTGTTGCGTTTTGCGTATCAGTCGGGATTTATATCAACCAAACCATTTGAAGGAGTAAAAAAATTACAGCGAAACAGAATAAAGCCTGATCCGTTATCTAAAACAGAATTCAATGCATTAATGGAAAGTGAAAAAGGACAGAGCCAGAACTTGTGGAAATTTGCCGTTTACTCAGGACTTCGTCACGGGGAACTGGCAGCTCTGGCGTGGGAGGATGTGGATCTCGAAAAGGGAATAGTGAATGTCAGAAGAAACCTGACGATACTTGATATGTTCGGTCCCCCAAAAACAAATGCCGGGATCCGAACAGTAACACTACTGCAGCCTGCTCTTGAAGCACTGAAGGAGCAATACAAACTGACCGGGCATCATCGCAAAAGCGAAATCACCTTTTATCATCGGGAGTACGGCAGAACCGAAAAGCAAAAACTGCATTTTGTTTTCATGCCCAGGGTGTGTAACGGAAAACAAAAACCTTATTACTCGGTAAGCAGTTTGGGGGCAAGGTGGAATGCAGCAGTAAAACGTGCTGGTATTCGCCGCCGTAATCCGTACCATACGCGGCATACTTTTGCCTGCTGGCTGTTGACGGCAGGAGCGAACCCGGCATTTATAGCCAGCCAAATGGGGCATGAAACTGCGCAGATGGTGTATGAAATTTACGGTATGTGGATTGATGACATGAACGACGAACAGATAGCCATGTTGAATGCGCGGTTATCGTAG